CCTGCTCAAAGCGGTGGCATAGCCTCAATGGTGCCGCAGGCTACCCTGACACCAAATCAACGCCTGCAAAAAGCTCGCCTTAAAAAGTACGGTTTCTACCAAGACAACCCCGCCGTTTCTATGGGTGAATCTGGTCAGGAATGGCTGAGAAGCAACCAAGCTTTTGCAGAAAAGCGTGGAGGCGATTTACTCAACGGACCAGTGACCGCGATACTTGGTCAGAAACGCGGAGAAGAGGCTGTAGATTTATTTTTGCCAAGCTCCTTTGTTAACGACCTTCCCGGAGCAAACAAGGAAGTTCGTGTAGTAGGCGATCCTAAGTATGACATGCTGATGTCCGATGTCCGTGAGCAAGGGTTCGACCCAATGCAGAAGGATAACAGGATTGTTATCGGCGTAAACCACAAGGGCGACGCTTTTGTTCTTGAGGGCAATACCAGAGCGGCGGTTGCTACTGACTTGAATATTCCCAATGTTCGTGCAGAAATCAGGTACTTTAACGGCGGTGAGTTGGTTGATGGTCCATTTAAACCCGACAACATGCTTGTGAAAGCACGGATGAGTGACAAGCGCCCTATATTTACGTGGCATGGAACTGGTGGGGATTTTGATAAGTTCGACCTTCGGTACATTGGCACTGGTGAGGGTAATCAGATGTTTGGGCACGGTATTTATTTGTCTGATTTACAGGAAGTTGGTCAGACTTATAAGAACCAAGTAGGGTTGCGTCCTGAAGTAGAAATAGGGCTAGAAGACCCTGACGCTAGTAGCGCACAGAATTATTTGTCTGATTTTGGAAGAAAAGTTGTTGAAGACGAAAATGGCGTACAAAAAAGGTTCATTGAAGAAACTGAAGATAACGCTGAGATTCTAGACAACATAAACGAGATGGCTCAAGACGTTCAGACGAACTTAGGAAAAGGTGAAGTCCTGTATGAGTTCGCTGACGGTAGCGCTTTAAAGCTAGAGTATAATAAATCCGCACAAGGCCCAGAAGGCTTTGAAGTTGGCGGTTTTTACTTAACCCCACTAGGCCCTTCTGAAGGAACCCTTTTACAGGTAGCGGCGGATATAAATCCTACCACTGAAATGCTGGACTTTTACCGCCCGCTGTCTGACCAAGACCCTCAAGTCTCTGAAAAGTTGCAAGAGCTTGCATCTTTTATAAAGAACAAAGAGCTTGCTAGGTATATTTCACAGGGCAGGGCCGACGGTCAGGGTGTGCAAATAGCTATTGCGGACTACTTTGGCGTAGGTAAAGACGCTCCAGAGGTATCAGAATTACTGAATAAGTTTGGTATTAAGGGTATGAAATACTCTACTCAGGGCACAAGATACGATAGACTTAGCCCTGAAGCCGATGATTATAATTATGTGGTATTTGATGACGCTACACTAGATATCCTGAAGAAGTACGGTGTAGCGGGAACCGTGGGCATTGGAACAGGAGTAGCGGTAAACGAAACACGGACCACGGATCAGCCTCAAGAGATGGCAAAAGGCGGCCCGGTGCAGGCGGGTATCGCAGAGTTTATACAATATATGCAATAATGGAGGTATTGTGGTATGATGAAGGCAGAAGGTTTTGATAAAGCGATTATGGGAATAGCTTCTAGGGCTGGTTCTGGTGATGTAATTGCGTATAATTGGGACAAATGCGTAGATATATTGCAGGAAAGAGACGGGATGTCTGTCGAAGACGCAATAGAATTTATGGACTATAATCTGGTGCCCGCCTATGTTGGTGAGGGGACGCCAGTTTTTGTGCGTGGTATGGGCCCAGATGAGGTCATGGACTATGCAATTGAGTTATGTAAGGAGTAATCATGGCTAGACCACCTATTTCATTGGTCGAAAACCAGAACCCGCAGGTAGACTCTGAAGAGTTGATGGCAGAAGTTGAGCTTGAAGCTCCCGGAACCCTTGACTTGTCTGGGGTTGCGAGCGATATTGACATTGAATTAGAGGATGACGGCGGCGCTGTTATCGACTTTGACCCAATGGCGGATATGCCAGAGGGCGATTTTTACTCAAATCTTGCTGAAGACATGGACGAGCGTGTTCTAGGGGCCGTGGCAAGCGAACTTATGGGCGACTTTGACGCTAATAAGGCAAGCAGACAGGACTGGGAAGATGCTTATGCTAACGGTTTGGAGTTGTTGGGATTCAACTACTCCGAAAGAACGGAGCCTTTCAGAGGAGCAAGCGGCGTTACTCACCCGTTGCTCGCGGAAGCCGCTGTGCAATTTCAAGCGCAAGCTTTCAATGAACTGTTGCCTGCGGGAGGCCCGGTCAGAACAGCAATCGTAGGCTCTGAAGATGCCGCAAAATCTGACCAAGCACAGCGCGTCAAAGACTTTATGAACTATTACATCACCAATGTGATGGAAGATTACACACCTGACATGGATCAGATGTTGTTCTATCTACCATTGGCTGGTAGTACCTTTAAGAAAGTCTACTATGACGAGAGTGTAGACCGTGCGGTAAGTAAATTTATCCCTGCGGAGAACCTCGTAGTACCGTATGAAACCGCAGATTTAGAATCCTGCCCTAATATCACGCATGTCGTGCGTATGAGCCTGAACGATTTGCGTAAAAAGCAGATTGGTGGCTTCTACAGAGACATTCCTGTCCTGCCACAACAGGGGGACGAGGATAGCGTCACGGATGAGCTAGACCGAATCACGGGCATGGAACCGTCGTCCGTGGACTATGATTGTACGATGCTTGAATGTCATGTCGATTTGGACCTTGAGGGGTACGAGGACACGGGTGAAGATGGTGAGCCTACAGGAATTAAGCTTCCTTATGTAGTTACCATCTCTCAGGACAACGGTCAGGTGCTGTCGATTCGCAGGAACTATCGTGAGGACGATGAAAACAAGCAGAAAATCCAATATTTTGTGCATTATAAGTTCCTGCCGGGCTTTGGCTTCTATGGTTTGGGCTTAATTCACACAATTGGCGGTCTTTCACGGACTGCGACAGCCGCTCTGAGGCAATTGATTGATGCTGGGACGCTTTCTAACCTTCCGGCAGGCTTCAAGGCTCGCGGACTACGGATCAGGGACGACGATGAGCCGTTACAGCCCGGTGAATTTAGGGATGTTGACGCTCCGGGCGGGGCAATTCGTGACAGCTTGATGCCGTTGCCGTTTAAAGGGCCAGATCAAACGCTTTTCAGCCTTCTGGGCTTCGTTGTGGACGCTGGGCGTAGGTTTGCCACCATCACAGACATGAAAGTCGGTGACGGCAACCAACAGGCCGCTGTAGGCACAACAATTGCATTGATGGAGCAGGGCTCCCGTGTTATGAGTGCAGTGCATAAGCGTCTTCACTACGCCATGAAAATCGAGTTCAAACTTCTTGCTCGTGTAATGGCGGAAAGTCTGCCACCAATATATCCTTACTCTATTGAGGGAGTTGATTCGGCGGTTAAAGCACAGGATTTTGACGAACGCATTGACGTTATTCCTGTCTCAAACCCGAATGTATTCTCGCAGGCTCAAAGAATTGCTCTTGCACAGACAAAAATGCAGTTAGCCGCGCAGGCGCCGCAAATTCATAACATGTACGAGGTTTATCGTGACATGTATGAGGCGTTAGGCGTCCGTGACATCGACAAGTATTTGAAGAATGAGCAAAGTGTACAGCCTACTCCTAAAGACCCTGCCCAAGAAAACATGGATGCCCTTGATGGCGTCAGGTTGCAGGCGTTTCCGGGACAGAGCCACCAGTCTCACATCGTGGCACACCTTGTATTTGGGGCTTCTCCACTTGTGGGAGCTAACCCTGCCGTTGCGGTGGCGGTTCAGAAGCATGTTATGCAACACGTTCAAATTGATTCGGTTGAGCAGGCTATGGCAAGAATGGGTCTACAAGGTCAACAGCAAATCCCACCCGAATTACAGATTCAAGTGGATGCTTTAGCCGCTCAGTTGATGGCTGAAGGTATGCAGGCGGTTCAAGCACTTGGTCGTCAGTTAACTGGTGGCGAAACAGACCCTGTGGTTGCTCTGAAACAGCAAGAGCTACAGCTAGATGCGGTTGCTGAACAGAACGACAAGGAACAGAGAGAGCGTGAGCTTAATCTGAAGCAGGCTCAAATGATGGATAAGTCTCGTCAGTTTGATGAGCGCATTCAGAGCCAAGAAGAGCAAACAGCCGCACGTATTGAAGCGGCACTACAGCGTGAGCAAATGAAACAAAGGAGCGTAGAATGAGCGCAGTAAAGATTGTAATTAACACCCCTAAAGATGCCCCTAAAGCTGAACAGGTTGGCGGCATTAAGGACGTTAAGGTTCCTGTAGGCATGGGACGCATGACTGCTCGTGGTATGGGCGCCGCAAAAAAGGGCGGAAGCTATATCGGATGTAAGTAATGCCGCTTACTAAA